TGTTCCATCAACTCTTTTTCTTTAGATTGTGCTTCAATTTCCCATGGCATCTCATCATATTGGTCATGATCCATAATTACTGTTTGATTATACCATTTATAGTGTCCATTATCATAACTCTTAAATTCACATAATGCTAACTGTTTTAGATGAACCATTTCATGTGCTAATGTAATAAGTTGTTTATTCTTACTCAAAGAAGGATTCAAAAGGATTTCAAATGATCTAGGTTTTCTTTCATTGATATCTGATATACCACAATAACCCCAAACATCGATATTCATATTCTGAATCAATACAGTAATGTTTGGATATAGTTTATTACTTAGAAGTTGTTTACCAAATAATCTAATAGCATACTTTATATGTTTCTTTGTAAGTATATCGTTTTTTCCTCTTACATATACTTTCATTAGAAAAGTTCTTCAAAGTTAGTATTGATTTCTTTTTGTGTCTTTGGCAATACTACTTCTTTAAGAAGAAATGAAGGAGTAAATCCATCAAAAGCACCACCACGATTTAGAAATTCTAGTTTATCTTCTGCATCATCTTTGAATAGAAAGAAATCTATAGCCTGTTCTGTTGCCTTTTCATATAGACAAAAGAAGTAATCAGTATCGTCTTTAACAACAACAATATCATACTTTTGGTTCATCATGGCTTGTATACTCCAAGTTTAGCAGAAGTTACTATGGAATCTCGAAGATGGTTTTTGTGTTGTGTGAATTCTACATATTTAGTTTTAAAGATTTCTTCGGACAATTGATGACATAATGTTTTTTTTATATAAGAGTCAGCCGCTCCTTCAGAATGATTGGGTATTATTGTTTCATATGATACTGTCAATATCGTCTTGTTCTGTTCTAGAGGTTTCCATGTGTAAGGATCGACTTCGATTTTTGTATAATCGATTGGAACATCTAGACCTTTCTTGTCTAGCTTATACTTCTCAAGAAACCTCTCACAAATCAAAATAAGAGTATCAGTATCTTTTGCATTCTCAATATAATTCTGGAGTTTTATCTTGTCCGTAACAGTGTCAATAATGGTCATGATTACACCTTCAATGATTTGAATTTGTTTCTACCTGGTTCCTCTTTGACTTGTCCAGAATCCACTATATCTGTTTGTGCGGATGCTTCAACATCATACAACTTCATCTTAGATTTGTCAACACCCACAACGAATCTTTTATTCAATTCCATATCATGATATCGATTCTTCAACTGTTTGACCATGATCTGATTTAATTGCTTCATTTCTTCTGTTGCAATCAAAACCAATAGTAGATCAACTGTTGCAGGGAGACCAAAAGATTCTGCCGTATTTGTCATATCTGGATCAGAACTACCAAATCCAGATCGATTTAACTGTGTAGCAGACCAAATAGGAATACCACATTGTTGACCAAACCCTCTAACTTCTTCGGCTACAGACTTCACATAAACATAAGTATCACTCGCACTACCAGCCTTGAGACGAGAAGATGCACATAGATTAATATAATCAATCATAATCACATCAGGAACGAACTTCTTCTTCAAGTTCAACTCATTCAATAGTGATTTGAAATGATGAATTGATGCTGTTGTTGCTGGATATTCCTTGATTATGAGTTTGCCATTTGTTTTACTCATGGCAGTCTTGACTCTCTTATCAAACATATCTTTAGATATCTTTTCAAGATCATCAAAAGTAATATTCAAGAGATTACAATCAATACGTTTTGCAATTTCCTCTTCTGCCATTTCAAGAGTGATATACAGAACATTCTTACCTTGTGCCAAATATGCAGCAGAGAAATGACATAAGAACATAGATTTGCCTGTATGAACACCACCCATAATCATATTCAGAGTTTTCTTAGAGACCCCTCCTTTAGTAATCTTATTGAAGAACTCTAGGTCAAATGCAATCTTTTCTTCTACACGATGATAGTATTCATATCTTTCTTCATATTGATCAAAGAAGTCATGTCCAATTGCAGTGTCAAAAGAAACTGCCAGAGCATCAGACAATAACTGCGGAATGGCACCCTTGGATAATGAATCGTTTTTATTGTTCATTATCTCAATGGATTTCATCATTGCATTATATACTGCTTTGTCTTGACAGAATTGTTCTGTAGTAGATACAAGCCAATCTGTATTAGTATCATCAGTATCTTTGTTGATTTGATCAATATTGCTCTGGATTTTCTTGACAGTATCTTCCGTAAGATTTTTGATAGAATCAATCTCAATAAGAAGACTATCTTTAGTTGGTTGAGCATTATACTTGAGAATAAAGTCCTGAATCGTTTGAAACAGGACCCTATCATCATCTGCTATAAAATATTCACTCTTTAAAAAAGGAAGTACTTTTCTTGTATAATTCTCATTCCTTAAGAGATTTTTGAGAATGATTCTTTCAACACTCATTAACACCCCGTATCTGATTCCACTGTCTCAAGTATCATACTATTCAAAATCAATCCAATATGCTCTTGAAACATAGCATCGTTCCTAAGTCTAAGTTTATTGAACTTATCTGCTTTGATTAGATCATATTCAAACTTGACTGTAGCATTATCACCAGATTGTTCTTTGATGGATACCTTAGTATATCTCAGAACAATTCCCTTGTATGGACCCGATGTTAATTCAATAGGAACAGTTTCATATTTCAAGTCATCTCTGAATTTATAGTCTTCTCCAATGATCATCCTTCTACTCCTTAAAAATTGATAGAAAGGACATCATCAAGATGCATTGTGGACAGCAGAGCATCGGCCATAGTATTCACTGCATTCACAAACACAAGATCCTTCATTCGATCAGAAACGGGAAGTTGATCATATGGAAGAAAACAGGGATGCTCCTTCTTCTCTGGATCTTTGACAGGACCATACTTCCAACCCGTATCTGTCTTTTCTTTTAGCCAAGACACATGAGAATCTTCTGGAGTATTACCGTCCCGAAGAACACCAATGATTCCATTACGTGTGCTGGACTTCTGCCAATCTGGTGCATCATCCCAAGATGCATGAGACGTATCACCAAGGGCTAGGCAGAATGCACGATTGGCTTCATGACCTGCACGAGAGCAGGCTTCAATAATTTGTTCACTTGTTAGCATGTTTAGATTCCTCTTCGATTTGGATGTGGTTAGTCTTACCATATAGAAACTCATTTTGACACATTTCATTGATCTTGTCAAGAATTTCTTGTGTGAAGAACTTCTCTGGATTTTTCAGAATGGCAGACTCAAATACTTTATCTCCATTTGGTAGTTCATACCGTGTAGATACTTTTTTGAATATTCCAAACTTCTCAGCAAGATCAAGGAGTCCATAATAAGGATCAAGTCCTTCTGAGTATTCTAGAAGTGTTTCTACTTTCTTATTTTCAATAGTTAATCGTGCTTTCTTGAGAACAGCAGTAACAATAGCACCGGTTACTTCATTGTCTGTCTTATCTTTTTTCTTAGAAAGGAAGACAATAGTAGATGCTGCATATTCAAGACCAGAACCACCACCCATCTTTTTCACTGGAACATAAGAACCTGTAACATCATAAACGTGATTTGTTACAATTAGTGCAACTTTGGCTTTACCTAATTTCAAAGTAAGAACTCGGAATGCACCACGAATAAGTTGGGCTCGTGTCATATCTCGTGTATCTTTTCCATCAGCAATATCTTCCATTTCTTTGGTAGTAGAAAGATTGCCAAGAGAATCGAGAACAAAGAGCATAGGTGGTTTATCTTTTTGTTCCATATATCGATCAAGAATCTTAACCGCTTGTGTTCTAAACTCTTGAACGGTAGCAACAGGAATAACTGCAACACGTTTAGTTTCGATACCACGAGCAACTAACATTTCTTTAGAGATAGCAGATTCGGATTCAAAGTAGAATACGAATCCGGTTGCATTGTCTTTGAGAAATTGATAGACAATATTCAGTGCATAGAAAGTTTTACCAGTAGATGGTTCACCTGCTAATGCTGTGACTTTATTTGCTGGAATACCATTATAGATTGATCCAGAAAGTAGAGCATTTAGTGAATATGATCCAGTTGAAATATAATCTGTGATATCACCTGAATCAATACCTTCATCAGCAATCACAGCATATTCATTTCCAGTTTCTTCGATTAGACTTGTAAAAATATCATTCATAAGATTCTCCTTATGGTTTCTTCTTCTTTCTCCGTCTCCTTCTACGTCTTCTCCGTGTAAAGGGACGAATCTCTGTAAATTCTAGATTCTCATAATCTTTCTGTCCAACTGATACATTGTAAGCAATCAACAGGAAAACAGCAAGTGGATCAAATACTAGAATGAGAATGATTATAACATATCTGACAGTTTCGTCAAGTATTTTCTCATTAGTAGGACCATATATCCACTCAGCAATATACTTGATTGGTCCTAATTATGCTTCAACTTTTTTATACTCATTCTCAGATTTTACTTTTTGTGTTTTTAGTGTAGTTAGTTCCTTTGTTAGAGTGTTCTTTCTCTGGACAAGATCATCTCTTTTTTTCTTTTGTGTATCAGATGCTTTGAGTGAATCTTTGGCTTGTCCTTTATCAAGCATCTTATCAATAGAAATATCAATGACAGACAATTGTTTGTTGATGTCCGTAATCTCATCTTCTTTGTTCTTTATATCAGTATCTATAATAACAATTTCAGACCCTACGCCGGTAGATAATGATACCTTTTGATCTATGTGTGCTCTTGATAAATAACCAAAGATTCCCATACTTGTTATAAGCATGAGAATTAAAATAGCACTGAATAGATACAGTTTGAGTGATAGTTTAGCCCTATTCCAGTTGTTATAGAGCCACGAAACTGTTACTAGTTTTGATATCTCTAGAGTTGTTCCCATTACAACTACAGACCAGAAAGCACCAGCAAATAGTGTGGTAAGACCAGCAATAGAGAAAAAACCAGCAACACCTGAAAGTATAATACCTGTCATAAAGGTAATATACGGGAGCAATTTGTTCTTCATTGTTCCTTTCCTAAAGTAAAAAAGTGGAATCCAAGATGGACTCCACTTTACTATCATACAACAAATTAGTTAATATTTAGTTACCGTAGATCATATCCAAAGCAACAGTAGTGTCCCAAATCCTCTTATACGTTCGATCAGGATACTCGATAAAGATATGATCTGACTGAATTTGGACTTTTAGTTTTTCACGATACATAAAACAACGATCATGCTCACAGATATATCCAAATCCAGCAGACTCAATACGCCGAATTACTTCATTCTTTGATTCACTTGATACTGTCTTTGTGTCCCTCATAAACATAACAAGATTGAGGAAATTAGTACGTTCTTCAATGATACGCTGATTAACTACACGATCACTAACAGGTTCACGATGTACTACAGTTGTAAATGCTACAGACCTTGAACACCCTGCTAATGCAACACATACAAGACTAAGTAGGATTAGTTTTTTCATTATTTCTCTCTCCATGATGTTTGGTAGACCTGACCGGACTCGAACCGATAACCAGAGTGTTATGAGCACCCGGCTCTAACCAATTGAGCTACAGGTCTAAACTTTGGTGCGAATGATGGGATTCGAACCCATACTGGGATAATTTTAAGTCATCTGTCTCTGCCTGTTGGACTACATTCGCTTAACTCATCTTATTCATTAATATACACGGAAGGTAGTCTGATGTCAAGTTGTTTTTTCTCAGTGGAACTTATGAGAAAAAAGACTCCAGTGAAGATGTCTTCTCTGCTTTCCATCCAATTCTATCAAGAATAATCTTTAGTGGCTCAAGATAAGTCTTCTCAAATTGTAAGTCAAAGTCTACATACTTCAATAGATCAAACTCATCTGGTAGTATTTGTGGGAAAGCAATGACATTTGATCTAACAGTATTTGGTTCTTTAAGATAGATATACTTGATCTTCTCACCTTCTTTGATAGTTGGATACTTTTTAGTTAGTTTATACTTAGACAATAGTGAATTATAAACAAGAGATCCACGAACATGAATAGGAACACTCTTTTCTGCTTTGGAATACTTCTCGATTCCATTGACACCACGAGGGAAAGCAATCTCAGATGGTCGACATGTTCTAAATTCTTTTCTAAATTGTTCAATGAATTCAATCACATCATCCTCAGTCTTATTGAGAATAACATCAATGGACTCACCAAGTTTTGTACGAACAATTGCAGGTGTTGAGGACTTAATCATTTCTAAACCCATAACCTTGACTGCAGGTTCAGCATATTCTACACCTTCATTGTTATACACATTTAGAACATATCTTTTCTTTGCTGTCCATATAGCGGTATCGGCCAGTGCTTCACGTTTCATAATCATCTTCTGGGACATCACATTAAGATATCCAGCAAGTTCATTATAACTTTTGTCAATAAACGGTTGGATTTTAGCTTCACATATCTTATCCATGAAGGATATGACGGATCTTGTTGAATGATCTGTATTCTTTTCTTTAATAGTTTTATTGATAAGTTCATCAAGACATAGATAAATTGAGTCTGTATCCGCCGCAATAACATAGTCCTTGTTTTGTGTACCGAGTAGTTTATTTAGATAACCATTCAGTTTCATTTCAATCCAACGAATAGATAACTGACCTGCAGTTGTAATGGCAGATGCTTGTCGAATATCAAAGAACCTGAAATATTGATTACCTAAGGCACCATAGGCAGAATTCAAAGATACCTTCTTGGCTAACTGTAGATTGTTATACCTAGATATCCTCTTTTGAATTTCAAATCTCTTAGTTGGATCTGTTTCTTTCTCGAGGTCTTTCTTTGCTTGAATTGCTTTCTTCTTATACTTAGACCTACCATTATACATATCTTCCATCATCTTAGCAAGAAAGCCTTGATTATCTGTTCGGAATAATTGTCCATTAGGAGTTAGTGTTGCACCAAATGATTTAAGAGCAGATGTATCAATGCTCCGCTTTAATAGACTATCTACACTAATGTTGTTGGATGCAATGAAATCTTGCATACCATCAGTATATTCTGCTGGTTCAATTAGTTTATCTGGTGACACATTGTATTGCATAATCAGATGTGGATATAGACTATTGAGGTCGAATGATGCTACCCAATTGTGCTTACCGACAAGTGGATCTTTGACATATGCACCAATATAGGCATCATCTTTTGAATGTCTTTCTGTTGGTGGAACAACTTTGTTTTGTTTCTTCAACTCATTATAAATCAATGCATCCCACATTCTTACTTGTGAGAACACATCTTCATAGTTTGTTTTAGAATCATATGCAAGAGTTAATGCAAGATCAAGGAGTTTTAGTTTGTCATCAAGTTTATCTACTAGTTCTACATCTCGGATGTTATACTCAATGAATAACTGATAGTTGTCTTTATATAGAGTATGGAGATCACCATATTCTTCATATGATAACTTTGTCTCATTTAGTTCTTCATTACAGATAAAGCCAAGTTTATATGTCTCTTTTGATTTACCTTCTGGAGCAAACTTCTGATATAAATCAAGATAATCCAAAAGAGCAATACCAAGAGGCAACCAGACTTGCTGGTCTTTACCCATGATATTGATCATTTTTTCATTCAAAATATTCCATGGTGACAGTCTCTTAGCAAAGTCTTGACCTAATACTTTTGTGATCCGATTTACAAGATAAGGAACGTCAAAGAACTTCACATACCATCCAGTGATAATATCTGGATAGTTGCCAGAGTATTCATCAATAAACCTTTTGATCAGATCGATTTCATTA